TTACCGCCGGGGTCTGCGAGCGTCTCTCTCCTCCAGCTCCTGATAGATGGCGTAGATACCTGTCGCCGCGAAGCTGCCCTGGACGCAATGAATCGCTTTTTGTTGTTCAAGCAAAATAAAGTGCCTGACTTTATTGGTGTAGTGAATCATTAACATGAATCCCAACAGCAGCCATAGCAGCATAAATTCAATAATAAAAATGGATGAGTAAGTGAAGATTTTATCTTTTTCGAAGTTTTTAATTGATTCTTCTAAATACTCCTTGCCTTCGGCTGTTGTCAGCAAGCGGCAAAGATCGTCACGATATTCGCGATCCAGGACGCTGGCGGTGTTTTTCGTCGGGGCTTTATTGGCCTGACAGTCGTTGGCTGTGACGGTCCAGCGAGGGGGCGTCAGCAGCGTAGCCTCCGTGGCTGCTGTTCTGGAGATGTAAAAGCGATCGCCTGACTTTTTCCAAATCAACAGTGCCGTGTCTGGCGGGGCGGTAAAGGTTTGCACAAGCGGTGGGACAAAATACCACAAAGACCATGCAAAAAGAGCTGAGAACAAGAGGGTGATTAATTTCTCGGGCCAGCCTGTCGAGGGCAATTTTTTTCAATGGGATGGAGATGGCAAAGAAGTTCAAAATGAAGGGGGGCACCCCCGCATTCTTTAATACGCTGCCGTGGCCTTTTTTTATATTTGAAAATCCCATTGACGGCTTTTCGCAATGGCTGGAACAGAAAAGCGAGAACGGTCAGGGCCGCGACAGTTGTGCTCAGCGGCGCGCCGGAGAACTCAGAAATAACATCAGGTTGGAAAGCGGGCATCAACATCTCCTGTGGTGAACATTCCTTATGAGTATGATTTGACTGGCGGGGCAAGCGGGAGGCGTCGCGAGCGGATCGCTCTGTTCTTTGCTGATGACGTGTGCAACTCGGCGCTTCACCCGGCGTATCAGTGTACATCACCCGCGGGGTCAGGGGAGGGCAACGCATCCATGAGGTCTGGGACAACAGAAATGGTGGGGTGAGGAGCAGGTCCAGGGAAGATGCCTGGCTGAGGTGGCGGCGGCGGTCGCCGGGCTATCGCCAATGGTACCGCCTGGCGGTTGTAACCGAATAATTTTAAACATCATAAAATTCAGGCAACAAAAAAAACCCATTTATGTAAACGGGTTAATGAAAACAATGACTTGCAAGATAATCAATGAGTTAGGTTGGTGGTAAGGAGTGGCGATTACGGGGCAATGCCAACCGCTGCCGCCATTTTGTCGCCACTTGGTAATGTAGCTAATGGGTTAAAGCGCAGGGCCGTTTCAAGGTGATCTGGGGCCAGGTGAGCATAGCGCATGGTCATTTTTATGTCGTGATGGCCGAGGATTTTCTGCAGGGCAAGGATGTTGCCGCCAGACATCATGAAGTGTGCTGCGAATGTATGGCGTAGAACGTGGGTAAGCTGGCCGCGAGGAAGCACGATGGAAGTTTTGTCCATCACAGACAAAAACTGGAAGTAGCAATCCGTAAAGAACTTGAAGCCGTCCAGGGCAATGATTTCCTCATACAGCTCTTTGCTGATCGGAATACTGCGGTTCTTCTTGCCTTTGGTCCTGACGAATGTGATTCGGTACTTTGTGACCTGGGAGCGGGTGAGGTTCACCGCTTCGCGCCAGCGCGCTCCGGTGCTCAGGCAGATTTTAACCACCAGAGCGAGCAGGGCGCTTTGGCGTTGGCAGTCATAAAGAAGCTCGGTAATCTGTTCATGTGTCAGCCAGGCCATTTCTTTTTCGGCAATGGTGAATTTGCGCATATTCTCTAGTGGATTCGGTGCAGTCCATTCACCTAGGCGAGCCAGTTCGCTAAAGACTCCGCTAAGATAGCTTTGCTCAAGGTTGATCGTTACCGGGCTAGCTCCTTTCTTCCATTTTTCGCTAAAGTAGATTTCGCCTGTCAGGCGTTTATCACGATAGTGCGCGAACAATTTAGAACTGAGATCGGTAGCGAGAGGATTTTCGAGAGCATCAACAATCAGCAGCAGTTTGTCATAAACGTGCTCGCCAGCGGTTAGGGATTTGCCATGCAGTTTGAACCAGAGTTCAACCACGTCTTTCAAAGTTCGACGGTCAACCGATTCACCCAGCCAAGCTTAGCCTCTGCCTCATCCATCGTGTGGCGCTCAAAGGCCAGCGCTTCGCCTTTAGTGGCGAACTGCTTACGCACGCGACGCCCACTACGTCCGGCGGGGTAACATTCGCAAATCCATTTTCCTGTGTCGAGTTTTCGTACTGCCATGAAAAATGCCCTCCATATGGAGAGCATTTTTACTGTATACATAAACAGTGTCAACGTATGTTGTTCTAAGTAACATACATCACAGGTATCTATAAGATTGAGGTGCTGTGATGTTTTCGCCTAATGAGCTAAGGTGACGGGGCTGATCGTAAATTTTTAACTCACCGATTTTTATAGCAAAGGCTTTCTCTTTACTGTGAAAATACGAATCAAAAAAACTGTTTGCTAATGCCAGCATAACGACAGGTTTTTTTTCCATACGGTACTTGGATTGTCTTCTATAACATCAGCGATATCAAACTCAGCAACAATCATACCTACTGGCATAGTTGAGTAAATAACCACAGATTTGACATCCGGGTTTTTGAAGATTCCTTTTCTGAATTCAAACTTCTTTGTTCCATCAAGAATCTTTTCAACATATTCAGGTTTAATTGACAATAACACTTTCATCTACTTCACCAAGTTTAATAATATGTTCAAATTGTTGGTCGGATAAATCTAATACTCCCCAGTAAGCATTAGGATTCAAACCAACTTCAGAAATAAGTTTAGCACGGTTTGGTCTTTTAGGAAAAGCTAAATTATATGTAAATGAAACTATGAATGGATATTTTTTTTGAACGATAGAAATAACTTAAATCTTTAATGTCAAAAACACTATATTTTTTTACAATAATTTATAAAGCTATCTTCTGTATCAAATTCATCTATATGCCTAATATTACTAACCACACATAATGAAGTGATTACTGAATTATAATACGCAGAACCAGATAGTCCTTTGTTCGTCCTATAGATTAAAACAAGGTCATTAGGTCTAAATGATGTAACACCGTGCATTGCACAAATATATATTTTTCTTATGCTATTCGTATGTGACACGTCGCTGACGATGCTAGGAGATTCTGTACGGAGTATGGAGTCCGGGAAAAGATTTGTATGGTAATGAGGATCTACCGAGAGAATGAATTTTCTATTACTATCTGAATGATGCATGAATGGATAGTCATTGACTATATCCCCAGTCAACTGAACGTTGTGCATTTCTTTTAGTAAAACGTCTTCCGCATTATCGTCAGGACCTTTCGAACCAACAATATCAAATCCAAACGATTTGAATAATCTAATAAGATAAGCGTGTTTTGGATAAACCGTTACATAAATATCATCTGCATCGCATTCTAAAGCATGGTCGAATATCTTCTTAATAAAACGTTCACCTCGAAGAGTTCCACGTGATTCAAATTTGAATGTACCAACCTTTAGATGCTTTCTCATCGGTAATTGAGGGGTTACGTCAGTAACATTCTCATTTTCGATTTTCAGATACAAAAAACCTTCAATGTTGTTTTGTTCATTAAAAAGAACATAGGCTAATGCTGATGGATCATTTTTTTTCTTATCAATCCATCCTGCAAAGTCCGGATAATCATTGTTTAGTGAATCGAAGAAGGGATCGTTAAAGTCTATATGGCTGAACTGTGTGTAGTATAAGTTTTCCATTTGATATTCCTTATATCCAAAGAATCAAGAAATGACGTCCAATAAAACTATATATACCTAGGGATAGCCAAAGGGCGAAAAATGTTAGAGCAGTGTATATTGGTATACGACTAACTGAAAATTTACAAGATACTAAAAATTTTATTATCATGTTTGTGCTTGAGCGATTTAATCGATCTTTGACTTTAGCATCTACTTCTACCATCGCAATGCTGAATATGCGGTAAACTTTCTCACGTGTTTCATGCCCTTTCAGTGACATCACACGGAGTAATTCTTCCTCAATTTCTTTAACCGCCTCCTCCCAATATTCTTGCCAATATTTTGCACCAGAAGAAATTCCTATCTGAAAGAACGATACAATCAAGCCAACAAGCGCAATGAAAGGTACGAATGCTTCACCCTTGTCATTTTGGTATAAGGTGGCTAAACCTGCGAAAAGAACGCCCTGAAAAATCATGAAAAAAATTATTACGTTGAGATAACTGAGTTATCTCAAAGTCTCTTATGCGAATAGTCAGCTCATAGAGCGCTTTACGGCCCTAAGATCACCATTTTCATTCTGTTCATCATTGGATTCGGACGTCGTTGTCATAAAAATTCCTTTTATCGGATGCAACTAACTAAAACTTTTGCAAGTATCTCAATATCCGCAATTGCGCATTCGAATGAACTATTGCCCCCATCTATGCGAAGTCGGCTACCAGGAAGACGTGTCAAACTCCTTAGAGCAACCTCTCCATCAATACCCACTACCCACATGCCGTCACGCACATCTCCATAATCCATATCGCAGATAAATTCTGAAGTGCCATCGATCACAACAACAGGATTTTTAAGATTATCAGGCAAAAAGCTTGCATCAAAAACATATGAGCCATCTTTGCGTAATGACCCATTGGTCAAAACATGCTTCTCAAGTTCTTTAGTGTTTGCTTTATGTGAACCTTGTTTTGAACCTTGTCCTGTGGTGAGCCAGTTTAGAGAGATACCAGTTTCTAAGGAGCATTGAATCACCCACTCAGCCGGAAAAGAGTCGCGCATATAGCGTGTTGCTAAGGTACTTTTCGAAATTCCCAAATGGTCGCACAAAGCTTGTCTTGTCTTGAAACCATAAGCTTCAACCATACGCTCTATGGCTCCACGGCCGCCTTTCTCCAAATTCATGGTCACTCCAGGTGAACTTTTACCTTGACGATTTCATGATGCGATCGTATGTTTATGGTGTTCACAAAATACAAACGATCAGTATTCATCCTGATTAATCATTGCTAAACGAGGAATGTTGCATCATGAGACCTAACATTTCAATCACTCTCATCACCCCCACGTCACTATTGAAAGATATAGTGAACTCACTGGGTTATCTATCGACACCATCAACGACATGCTTGCAGATGGTCGATTGCTTCGTCATCGCCTACGCAAGGACAAAAAGCGTGAAAAAGTGATGATTAACATCGCTGCGATGACTGTCGATGCACTCTCAGATTGCAACGTGACTATCAACTAGTTCCATTTTGAGACTTCACGGAGCAACTGACTATGTTTGACTATCGCATATCAAAACATCCTCATTTCAATGAAGCCTGTCGGGCTTTCGCTATACGCCACAACATGGCGAAGCTGGCAGAACGTGCAGGATGAACGTTCAAACCCTGCGTAATAAGCTCAACCCAGAGCAACCACACCAGCTGACTGCGCCAGATATCTTGTTGCTGACTGATCTCACCGAAGACTCAACACTGGTAGATGGGTTTCTGGCGCAGATCCATTGCCTGCCGTGTGTGCCAACCAATGAAGTCGCACGGGAGAAAATGCCTCAGTACGTCTTGAAAGCCACCGCCGAAATGGGTCGTGTCGCTGCGAGTGCGGTTTCTGGTGTTCAGCTAAACGCGACTACCCGCCGTCAGGTTGTTGAAAGCGTCAACTCAGTTACTCGCTTGATGCTTTAACCGCTATTTCACTGCAGGCGCGTTTACAGGCCAATCCTGCAATGGCCAGTGTCGTCGATACCGTGACGGGTCTTGGCTATTCTTTTGGGCTGAGCTGAGGTGTTTATGCTGAATAACGAACCTTCATTCGCATCACTGCTGGTTAGGCAAAGCCCGGCAATGCATTACGGTCACGGCTGGATTCACTTACCTGGCGGAAAAAAAGTGGCATCCGAGTATTGAACTGTCTCCCCGGCAGCAGGCTGTCCGGGGAATAGGTAAAAAGAGATTGCTACAACGTCTAAGTATTAACGTGGCAGGCAACCTGCAAACCAGGCGAAAAGCTTTTCCTGGAAGCTGAGATTAGTTTCATCAGGCCGACCACATGCAATAGCAGCTCTTTTATAGGCTGGATTTAACAAAGAACCGAAAGGTGCGGAATCAGAGTGATGCAGCATTTTCAATTTTTGTGCAATCAGTTCCGGGGTCAGTTCATCCCCAGCATAAAGCAATTCCCCGTACTGGCGGCTTTGCACGCTAGCACGCTCGGAAATAATGGCTGGTTGCCACACAAGTTGAATTGTCGCGATAACGACAACAGGCAAAGCGAACAGCCAATTCAAGCTGGTATCAGCAAATACAGCAGTACCGCTAATAAGCTGGATTGCCGTCATCAATTTGTCAGCTCTGCCATGAAACGTTGCCGTCATTGCTTCAACGTAATAGCAATAATACAGCTGGAAGTATTCGGAGCTTTGTTTAGTCATGCCGGGTTCCTATTTTTTTTATCTTGCCCCGGCTCTGGCCTGGGGGCAGGGGCAGGACGAGGCAGTACATGGAAGTCGTCAGAGTCTGACATCAGATTTCTCCTTTGTGGGTAGATGATTGTTCGCGCAAATAGTCTACCACTAAGGCACGCGCCGGGCGTGTAGAAAAATCCCCGGCACTATTTCTAATAGGCATAGGTGATGTGATTACGTTGGGAGCATTAATGCCATTTTAAATTTCCATAACTCAGAGGAGGACAAGAAATGGAACCGGGTTTATATGGGGTGTTTTATCAGTTTCTTCACAAAGGTGAAAAATACTCGATCAGTGAGGTGGAGCTTATCTGCTGTTATCCCTCTATAGCAGGTGACGGCAGTTACTTTTTCATGTTGAAGGATGGTGCTTTTTTTCGAGGGGAGCAGGTGAAAGAGGTGGTGCGTAAAAAAAACATCACCTCTCATTAAATATCAACAGATTAGTTATCGATAACGGTCGAGGAGTTGCTGGATGTCATGGCTAAATTCTTGATGTTTAACTGATCCAAAGCGTAGTCGGTTAAGTTCTTCGCTGATGACGCTAAAGAATGCCTCCTGATTCGACGATTCGTTACGGAAAAAGCTGTGTAGCAAGCCAGAAATCATTATCTGCTGCATCGCTACTTCCTTGTGGAGGGTTGCGACCTCGTTTTCGAGTTTCTCGATTCGGTCCTTCTCTATCTGGGTCAGCATTGCTAAGTCTCTGTGTTATCGGTACGTGTCGCAAAATCATAGCAAAAAAAGAGTTTAATTGTGAGGAATGCTGAAATGGCGATAAACGGTGATGCTGCAACTGTTCCACTAAGCCTGGTAAACGTCTGGATGGGCTTAACCATATTGCAGAATTACGTGCAAAAGTATTCGGCTTCAATATTGACACTGAGCTGATACGGTTTATTTCGGATATGCGTAATCCGCGGGACGTGAACAGATTACAGAATGAGAGGGCTCTGGCAGCCATATTTTTTTATGGCAAAGATTCCGACGGAACGTCATTGCGTTAATGTGAGTGACCTGACTACTGACGAAAAGAGAGAACTGATTAAAGCAATGAATCATTTTCGTGCAGTGGTGAGCTTATTTCCAAAACGGCTAAGCATGCCTAATTAAAACAAACCAGAAAGTAATGGCGTAAACCCGCCGGGCATTCCTTTGCCCAAATTCAGGAGAAACAACTATGCGAAATAGAGAAACCCGCACCACCAAAACAGGACCGGATGATGCTGGCCTACTCCAGCTGTTTAACGAGGCTCGCCTGGATGAGCGTAAAAACTGCGCCTTTGCCGTTTCGTTACGAATAGAGGCGCTGGCGATCTACATACTGCAGCAAGGAATGAACGGAGTGGAAGCGGCAGAATTGCTTCGCCGTGAAGTTGCCCGTTATGACGCTGAATCACGGGGAGACTGGCACTAATGGCAGACTCAATGGACCTCGTGCAGCAACGTGTTGAAGAAAATCTGCATCGCCATATTCAGAACGCCCGTGCAAGACAGCCAGGCATTGCTCGTGTTCTTTGCATCGACTGCGATGCGCCAATCCCAACGGCCCGTAGGCAAGCTATTCCGGGTGTTCAGTGCTGCGTAACATGCCAGGAAATCGCTGAGTTGAAATCTAAACACTACAGCCGAGGCGCGTTGTGAGCTTCGGAGCTTGTCAGTGATGTCTGAGTTAACAAAAGATAAAGGCGGCCCGACGGAGGCCGCCGGAGGGTTCCCATGGAATGCCTCCAAAAATGCGGTTAACCCCTATCTGGACCCGGCGGAAGTTGCGCCGGTATCTGCGCTTTCAAACCTGATCACTCTCTACGCCAGCGACAACGAGCAGGAAAAGCTGCGCCGTGAGGCAATGAGTGATGAGATCTGGGAGCGCTTTTTCTACAATGAAGCCCGTGATCCGGTTCAGCATGAAATGGAGCAGGACCAGCTGATCAGCAGGGCGAAGATGGCCCGCGAACAGCAGAAATTTAACCCAGATCTGGTCATCCTGGCTGACGTGTCAGTGGAGCCGTCATATATCAGCAAGCCGCTGATGGACCGCATTGATTATTTTCATAACCTGAACCGCCCTAAGGCCTATTCTCGCTACCTGCGTGAAACAGTCAGACCGTGTCTGGAACGTCTGGTGCGTGTCCGGGATAGCCAGATATCGACCACATTCCGGTTTATGGCAAGCCATGACGGGCTGGAGGGATTGCTGGTTCTGCCTGAAATGAGTCAGGACCAGGTAAAGCGACTTTCCACACTGGTAGCCGCCCACATGAGCATGTGTCTTGATGCGGCTTGTAGCGATCTTTTCGTCAGCGATGACGTCACGCCGGAGCAGATGCGCAGGGCGTGGGAGCGAGTGGCCGATGAGGTCATGCGGCTTGACGTGATCCCTCCTGCATTTGAGCGGTTACGACGCAAGAAACGCCGCCGCAACCCTGTGCCGTATGAGCTTATTCCGGGTTCACTGGCGCGTATGCTTTGCGCTGACTGGTGGTATCGCAAGATGTGGCAGATGCGCTGCGAGTGGCGGGAGGAGCAACTGCGTGCGGTGTGCCTGGTCAACAAAAAAGCCTCACCGTATGTCAGTTATGAGGCTGTGATCCATAAGCGTGAGCAGCGCCGTAAATCGCTGGAGTCTTCCGCTCGCATGAGCTGACCAACGAGCAGGGCGATACGCTGGACATGGAAGACGTGGTAAACGCCAGCAGCAGTAATCCGGCGCACCGCCGTAACGAAATGATGGCCTGCGTTAAAGGGCTGGAACTTATCGCTGAAATGCGCGGTGACTGTGCCGTGTTCTACACCATGACCTGCCCGTCACGCTTCCACGCCACGCTCAATAATGGCAGACCAAACCCGAAGTGGACGAGCGCGACAGTCAGGCAAAGCAGTGATTATCTGGTTGATACGTTCGCCGCTTTCCGCAAGGCCATGCACAAGAGCGGAATGCGCTGGTATGGCGTCCGGGTGGCAGAGCCGCATCATGATGGGACGGTGCACTGGCACCTGCTGTGCTTCATGCGTAAGAAAGAACGCCGCGCCATCACTGCTTTGCTGCGTAAATTTGCTATCCGTGAGGACCGCGAAGAGCTGGGCAACAATACCGGCCCGCGCTTTAAGTCTGAACTGATCAACCCGCGCAAGGGTACGCCGACCAGCTACATCGCCAAATACATCAGTAAGAACATAGACGGGCGCGGCCTGGCTAACGAAATCAGCAAGGAAACCGGCAGATCACTGAGGGATAACGCAGAGCATGTCAACGCCTGGGCGTCACTTCATCGCGTCCAGCAATTCCGCTTTTTCGGCATTCCGGGCCGCCAGGCTTATCGCGAGCTGAGATTGCTGGCAGGACAGGCTGCGCGGCAGCAGGCAGATAAAAAGGTCGGGGCGCCGGTACTGGATAACCCTCGTCTGGATGCGGTGCTGGCTGCAGCCGATGCCGGGTGTTTTGCCACCTACATCATGAAGCAGGGCGGCGTGCTGGTCGCGCGTAAACATCATCTGGTCCGCACGGCCTATGAACTGAACGACGAGCCATCAACCTATGGCGATCACGGTATCCGTATTTATGGCATCTGGTCCCCGATTATCGAGGGCCGCATTTGCACGCATGCGATGAAGTGGAAAATGGTTCGTAAAGCTGTTGACGTTCAGGAGGCGACAGCCGACCAGGGCGCTTGCGCCCCTTGGACTCGTGGCAATAACTGTCCCCCTGTGGAAAAAATGAACTACTTTGAGTCGGATTTACCAGGTGAAGAACGGCCGGAACCGCTGCCGGACTTCAATAGCATGAGCAGAAAAGAGCTACGGGAGCTAAATGCGAGGCTGCGACAGGTAAGACCGAAGCGGCGGAAGGGTTACAAACAGGAAATTAACGATCAGCTGCGCCTGCAGCTTGAATATGAGTTGAAGTCCAGAGGGTTTGACGGCAACGAGCAGGAGATTGATTTACTGCTACGTGGCGGAAGTATCCCATCGGGAGCAGGTCTACGTCTTTTCTACCGAAACCAGCGTCTGCAGGAAGATGATAAATGGCGACAGTGGTACTGAGATGGTAAGGAATCAAGGCTATTTGTTAATCAAAGGGTTAGCTGACTAAAAAAAATATTTCAGCTTTAAATACACATGATGTACTGTATATATAAACAGTAATATTGGGAGGGGATTGTGAACGATTTGTTCATGGAGTCACTTGCACTGCAGCGGATAGAACTTATGGCCCGGCTGGTTGCCAGCTCAGATTGTAGCGATGACGATAAGGAGGTTGCCATTTCGTGGTTGTCAGAACTGACAAGCGAACTGGTGAACAGGTTAAATCAGTACGGGGTAGGCCAGGATGAATGTAAGCATTAATCGTTTTGTTCTCTGTGAAATTCCCTCCCACAGAGCACACTTGAGCTTGAGAAGAGAGTGCATGTCTATGGTGCATGGATTCGCATGATCCAAAAAGGATCGCAAGGGGCCAGAGCCGTCAATGCTGGCGGGCTTTCTGGCCTATCATGCACCTGCATGAAAACTACTCCACAAAGCGGGCAGGCGTGGCGGGGATACGAGCGCGCGGCGAACTTAAGAATAGCGGCTAGTGAGTTAGCAACAGTAAGATTTAGTACTTGTGTATGAAGTAAGTATACAATTAATATGGTTTTACCTATTCACTAGGCGCAGATACAAGATGGGGCCAATAAAAATTTATTCTTGCGGTACGTATCATCCATGGAGATACCGCGGTGCGCGTAACCCAAAGTCGGGTGACAAGCTTTCGAAAGCAATGATGGATTTGAAGGACGCTACAAATTCAGGTCATTCAAAGGCTGTTCTTACGTTTAGCCAATTGATGATAAATAGTCTAAAAGGCTATGTCATTGGTAAAGTATCTTTTACCGACGTACCTTTCGAGATTACTATTGTACCTTCTCATGCCCAAGGTAGAGTATCTGAAGCTTTGATCTCCATTGCAAAGGAAATTGAAAAAAAATATACAAACGCTGTTTTCAACCAATCTCTGCTAAGAAAAGTCACAGTGGTAAGTGCCCACAAAGGTGGTGGGGATCGTTCGGTAGAACATCATATGTCAACTATTTCAGTGTCATCAGATGTTACTGATAAGGTTATTCTTCTAATTGATGATGTTACAACGACAGGGGGGAGTATGACAGCGTGCTATCATCTGTTAAGATATGCAGGGGCTAAGTCAATATTGCCTTTGGCTTTACTTGAAACAGCAAATTATGAGGAGTGAAATAATGCACCCTTCCGAAATTAAGATTCTGTTAGGTCTATCTTTGCAGGTTGATAGATTGGTATCAGAACAAGGGGTGTTTAAATTATTTAATGAAATCCCATTTCATAAATTATCTAATGAGCATGAGTTAGTGGAGTATATTAATTTCACAGGTTTTCTAAAAGCCCCGTTCACGGTGTCCTCATTACATAAAGCAGAAGAATATTTAAACAAGCATTTGTCTTTAGGTATTGTTCCAATTCCTTTTGGTGATAATAAATACCCGGTTTGCCTAGCTATTACACCGAATCCACCCGCAATGTTATATGTAAAGGGTGATGTAAACATCCTTAATGAAATGCCAGGGGTTGCAATTGTTGGATCTCGGGATGTTTCTGCTGCAGGAGAAGAAATTACAAAGAGAATTACTAAAAAAATTTGTGAGATGGGATTGGTTATTGTAAGTGGTTTGGCTATTGGTACGGATACAAATGCACACAAAGCAACACTTAACGCAAAGGCTAAAACAATAGCTGTACTAGCGCATGGCTTAGAAATTGCTAAGCCTAAACAAAATGCGAGATTAGCAAATGATATCTTAAATAATGGTGGAGCATGGATATCAGAGTATCCTGTCGGTAGACCAGCATTTAAACAATCCTTTGTCCAACGTAATAGGATTCAGGTGGGTTTGTCTGCTGTATCTATTTTGATTGAAGCTGCAAAAAATAGTGGGACTATGACTCAGGCAGATTTTGCTATTAAGGCCTTAAGGCCAATTTTTGCTGTCGTTCCTCATAAACCAGATAATCCATTAGGACTTAATTGTGAAGGCACGCAACAATTAGTAGATAATGAACAAGCAAAGCCCTTGCGAACCAGTCAAGATTATGATGACTTATTAGCCGTTATTTCTAATTCTATAGATAGGATAAAAGTGAATTCGGATATTTACAGTACCAATATGAATAATTATTTGTTTTAAAGGGCAGTGACTATCTGCCCTGTGCAATTAACTTTCTAATTCGTATGTGTTGAATTTTATTAATTCTATGTCAATCCATTTGTTAATTTCCATGAATCTTTTTTTTGTAATGGGATTAATTCATTTCGAACAAAAACCTTGCTAGCCTTCTCCACATCCCCAAACCCACCAACATTATTCGGCATAATCCCCATCATCTGCGGCGGTACGCGGTGCGCTGCCATCATGTCATCACGACTGACATTTTTGATATTCAGAAACTCATCCTTTGCTGCCACTTCTGACAGTGGGATGATCTGAATGCCGTCTTTTTTTCCCGTTGGGGGAGTACATAAACAGGTTGCGGAAGTTGCCCGGGCCTTTGGCACTTTTCATCGCATGGCGGATGTTGTTCACATCTTCCTGGTTCTGCGCCGCATCAGTCATGTACATGATGAAACCGGCGTGGCTGCCGTTGATGTAATACTTACGGCGAAACAGTGTCGCGGACTCATTAAGCAGGGCTGAAGGGATGGCGGACAGGTATTCCGGCAGACCATAAATCTCCTGGTTCAGATCGGGTTCCATCAGGTGAAATATACTGCCTTTGGTGAACTCATACGGCTGTGTGGTCATGCCGTATTGCACAAACCAGTAAGTGTCGAGGTCGATTCCACGTCGGGTGTATTTCGCCAGTGATGGCTCCAGGGACAGAATACCGCCTAGCCGGTTAGTCCTTTTCTCCAGATAAGCGTTACCAAACACCAGATAGTCTTGCACAAAACGGCTGAATGCCTGTTGGCTCAGCAACGGATGGGGGATAAACGTGCTGGTCAGGATGTTGCGCTTAACGGCAATCGGTGAGCTGTGATGCACGGCGGCACGGTAGGTGCGGGCCAGTCCGTCAAAACTCACTGGCGGCTCATACCATCTGTCCATCTGCACGCACTCCACGTAGTCCAGCAGTTCGCGGCGGTCCAGTACAGGAATGGGATCGCCAAAGCTGAACGCCTGGGTAGCCGCTGTGTCATTGGTGTGTACGTCAGGTGGCATTGCATCCTGTGCGGTATTCTCAGTCATTAAAAAAATCTCCACGATATTGCTTGTATTGGCGCTTCGCCCTGCAGTGGTTCGTTAAATAGTGCGTGCATCGTTGCCCAGGCCAGATCGGCATGGCTGGCTTCTTCGCTGCGGCTGGCTTCATAGGTCGGGCGGTTGCCGCTGGCGGTGGTGGCACGGCGGATAGCCATAAATGACTGCGCAATGTCGGTGTGCCCGGCGTCAAACTCCAGGCGGCGGTGGCTGATAATGTCGTATGCCTTCAGCACTAGGGCGTTTTTGACGTTGGGGTTGTAGACAAACTCCCGGACGGCGGGGAAAAAGGCTTTCACGTTTTCGTAAACGCCATGACCGACGCCGGTAGAGTCAATGCCGATGTAGGACACGTTGTACTGCTGGGTAAGCTTGCGAATAGCCTCCGCCTGAGCGCGGAAGTCCATTCCGCGCCACTGGTGGCGCTCAAGGATGCGGAACTTGCCGCCGGGAACTGTTGGCGGCGCAATGACGACACACCCGGCGCTGTCACCATTCTGCGTGCCTTTTGCCGGGTCATATCCGATCCAGACCTCACGCCAGCCAAACGGACGCAGGGCCAGTGCCTGAAAATCTTCCCAGACCTCCCAGCTGTCCACCATGCAGGCCTGCAGCTCGGACAGCGGGAACACGGACGCGAGATCATCAAGAAATTCGCACATCAGCAGGTTCTGGTATTCGTCCGGGCTGTATTCCAGTCGCAGCTGGTCCAGGTCGAACAGGTTACAGCCGCCGCGCACGGCATCCTCTACTGTAACGATCTGCCGGAACTGACCATCAGTACAAAGGAGTCCGGCTGCCAGCGCGGAGTGGGTCAGATCGATATCGACACGGTCCGATTTTGAGCGACCACGGTTATACAGGGCGCCAGACCAGAAGGGATAAGCGCTGTGCGTCAGGCTGGACGGCGTAGAAAAATAGGTCTGCCGCCATCTTTTGTGCAGTGCCATGCCAGAGGCGACTTTGCGTAGCTCCTGGAATTTCGGTATCCAGAAATATTCATCAAGATACAGGTTGCCGTGGTAGCTCTGCGCGGTGCGGGCGTTGGTCCCCAGAAAATACAGCATGGCGCCGTTCGGAAGCACCATCGGATCACCTCTGAGTTCAACATCGACCTCTTTGGCAAACTCAATGATGTACTGCTTAAACATGTGTGCCTGGGATTTGCTGGCTGACAGGAATATCTGATTACGGCACGTCACCAGGGCATCTATCAGCGCCTCATGGGCAAAATAGTACGTCGCCCCGATCTGGCGGGATTTGAGCACGTTGCGGATACGGTGTTTATTGCCCGCTTCCCACCAGTGGCGCTGATAATCGAACATTGAGCTGTGGAAAATCTCCTGCAGCTTTTCGATCTGTTCGTCGCTGAACTGGTTTTTTTCTGGGGGTTTGCGGGGGCCGCGGTTGCGGTTTTCCACATTGGGGTTTAAATCGGCCTCGTTGCTCCGTTGTTAAATTTCCCGATACGGGCGTGGCGCTCGGACTGTCGCGCCAGCAGGTCAATTTCCTTAAAATCTTTCCCTTCTTTGTGCTCCTTCATGATCAGCTGGCAATACCGTGCGGCGGTGGTGAGCTGCATCTGGTCAAGCGGGCCATAGCTGCCCCACTTGTCGCGCTTTTTCCAGCTGTGAACGGTTGCGGCTTTCTCGCCCAGCATTTCAGCAATGCGGGCTATGCGGTATCCCTGAAAATACAGCAGTAGTGCCTGCCGACGGGGATCGAGGTCTGCGGGGGTCATCGTTTCCATGGCACAAACATACGGGCTTGCCCTGAGCCTTTCCCCGGCTGGCTTTTGTGTGGTTTACCGCACAAGGTCTGCGCGTTGTTTCCCCCCCTCCATCACAGCAACCATAAGGCCTCACAGAGTTATTTGATGGAGTCGCTCAAATGGCAGTTAAAGCAAAACGCTTCCGCATTGGTGTGGAAGGGGCAACAACAGACGGACGCACCATTGAGCGCGCCTGGCTGGAGCAGATGGCGGCAAGCTATAACCCGCAGGTCTATACCGCGCTGATTAATCTGGAACACATCAAGGGCTACACCCCGGACAGCCCGTTCCGCCGTTTCGGGACCGTGGATAAGTTAGAGGCTGAAGAAATTACGGACGGCCCGCTGAAAGGAAAAATGGCCCTGTATGCGTGGATCACCCCGTCAGATGATCTGGTGGCGTATACCCGCAAGCTGCAAAAGCTGTTCACCTCGATGGAGGTCAATACCAGCTTTGCCGATACCGGCAAGGCGTACCTGATTGGCCTTGCAGCGACTGACGACCCGGCAAGCCTGGGTACAGAAATGCTGCAGTTTAGTGCCAGCGCAAAAAGCAACCCGCTGGCAGGCCGTAAACAGAACCCGGAAAACCTCTTTACCGCCGCAGAAGAAACGCTGATCGAGTGGGAAGAGGTCCAGGGCGAAAAAACCTCCCTCTTTGCCCGCGTCACCGCGATGTTTACCAAAAAAGAGCAGACCGATGATGCGCGTTTCTCTGATGTGCATCGGGCTGTTGAGCTGGTCGCCACTGAGCAGCAGAGCCTGAGCGAGCGCACCGATCAATCCCTGTCCGCGCAGGATAAGCGCATTGCTGAGCTGGAAACCGCACTACAGATGCAGCAGACCGATTTTTCTGCGCTTAAGCAGAAGCTGAGCCAGGAAGACAGCCGTAAAGATTATCGCCAGCGTGCGCCAGGTGGTGAAGCACCTGCAGGCACCCTGACCAATTGCTGATGGAGCAAGAGAACCCATGAAAAAGAATACCCGTTTTGCCTTTAACGCTTACCTGCAGCAACTGGCGCGTCTGAATGGCGTGGAGGTCGAAGAGTTATCCAGCAAATTCACCGTTGAGCCGTCGGTGCAGCAGACGCTGGAAGACCAGATCCAGCAGTCCACGGCATTCCTGACTATGGTTAACGTGATTGGCGTGGCGGAGCAGTCAGGCCAGCTTCTGGGCCTGGGCGTCGGCAGTACCATTGCCGGGACCACTGACACGACCACGAAGGAGCGCGAGCCAACTGATCCCACTGAGATGGTGGATGTTGAGTACAAATGCGAACAGACCAACTTTGATACGGTGCTGACTTACGCAAAACTGGATATGTGGGCGAAATTCCAGGATTTTCAGGTGCGTATCCGTAACGCCATCGTGAAACGTCAGGCGCTGGACCGCATCATGATCGGATTTAACGGCGTGAAGCGTGCCAAAACCTCAGACCGTGCCGCCAATCCGTTGCTGCAGGACGTTAACAAAGGCTGGCTGCAGAAGGTCCGCGAAGATGCCCCGGATTGTGTGATGGGCAGTACCACGGCAGAAGATGGCACCACCACTGCAGACCCGGTGAAGGTCGGCAAGGGCGGTAAATATGCCAACCTGGATGCGCTGGTGATGGATGCAGTCAATGAGCTGATTGACCCGATTTTCCAGGACGATGCTGAGTTGGTTGTGATCTGTGGTCGTGAGCTGCTGTCCGACAAGTATTTCCCGCTGGTCAATAAAGACCAGGAAAACAGCGAAAAGCTGGCGGCTGACATGATTATCAGTCAGAAACGCATGGGCGGCCTGCAGGCCGTTCGCGCCCCGTCATTCCCGGCAAACGCCGTGCTGATCACCCGCCTGGATAACCTGTCCATCTACTGGCAGGAAGACACCCGCCGCCGTTCGGTGATTGATAACCCGAAACGCGATCGCATCGAAAATTTCGAATCCGTCAATGAAGCGTATGTGGTGGAGGATTACCGCTGCGTTGCACTGGTGGAAAACATCACGATTGGCGATTTCAGCGCCGGTGCCGGGGAGTAACGCATGAGCCTGAGTCCCGCACGGCAGCACCGCCTGCGCGTTCAGGCTGAACAGGCCGCCCGTCAGGGCGGCAGTGTTCGCCATGCGTCAGGGTATGACCTGATGCTGCTGCAACTGGCTGAAGATCGCCGCCGCCTCAAAGGGGTTCAGTCCACCGTGAAAAAGGCACAAATCAAGGTGGAGCTGTTACCCAAGTATATCGCCTGGGCGGATGGCGTACTGGCAGCCGGTGGAGCGCAGCAGGATGACGTGCTGATGTTTCTGATGGTCTGGCGTATTGATGCCGGTGATTTTGCCGGTGGTCTGCAGATTGCTGCCCACGCGCTCAGACATGGCTGGGTGATGCCGCAGGCGCTGGGCCGTCGCAACGTGCAGACCGTTATCGCCGAAGAGCTGGCAGACCAGGCAGAGGCCGCGCAGCGCATGAAAGCAGATTTTCCTGCTGACGTGCTGCTGCAGGCGCTTTCACTGACGGATGCACTGGATATGCCGGACCAGTCACGCGCCAGGCTGCATAAAGCCATCGCCGCTGTGATCAGTGAGTCCAGTCCGGCAGCAGCGTTAAACCACTACAACTTTGCGCTACAGCTCGATCCCCGCTGCGGTGTGAAGAAGGACAAAGAGCGGCTGGAGCGCCAGTTGCGTAACAGCCACTAACGGAACGTGCCCCGCGCACGGGCGGCACGGGATGGCGACAGGCATTGCCTTATCAAAATCCCGTTCACCGCCCACCTTTTCAGGAGAAAACCCGCATGAAGTTTGTTGCGCCAGAACAGGCGCCAGAACAGGCGGAGGTCATCAAAAATACCCCATTCTGGCCCGATGTGGATTTGTCGGAGTTTCGAAGCGTGATGCGGACGGATGGCACGGTGACGTCGCCGCGTCTCGGGCAACTCATCCGGTCCGCAATGTCAGAGGTCAATGCGGAGCTGTACGACTTCCGCAAGCGCAGCAGGCGCTGGGGTTTCAGACACTGGCAGACGTACCGGCGGAAGAGCTGGACGGCAAAAGCGAGCGCATCCACCACTATCATAACGCTGTGTTTTGTTGGGCGCGTGCACAGGTGAATGAGCGTTACCAGACTACGACGCCACGGCGTCCGGCGTCAAACGGGGTGATGAGCTGGCGGAAGCCAGCGGCGATCTGTGGCGTGATGCCCGTTGGGCAATCAGCCGGGTGCAGGATGCACCCCACTGTACGGTGGAGCTGATCTGATGAAAGTGCGTGCGTACCAGGGTGACACGGTGGATGCGCTTTGCTGGCGTCATTACGGGCGCACGCAGGGCGTCACAGAGCAGGTACTGCAGGCAAATCCGGGGCTGGCCGAGCATGGCCCTTTTTTTACCTCACGGGCTGCAGGTGGAGCTGCCGGATATTGCGACCACTACCACGGTGCAGACCGTCCAGTTATGGGACTGAATTATGACGCTTGAACGGATCAGCGCCTTTGTTACGTACTGCATCGCGGTGATGCTGGCGTGGTTGGGGGATTTATCGCTCAAAGATGCCTCTACGGTGGGCGGTGTACTGATTGGCCTGCTGATGCTGGCGATCAACTGGTACTACAAACACAAAACCTATCAGCTGCTACGCGACGGGAAGATAACCCAGGGGGAATATGAGTCCTTCAATCGTTAAGCGCTGCCTGGTTGGTGCAGTGCTGGCCATCGCTGCCACACTGCCCAATTTCCAACAGCTTCACACCTCTGTGGACGGGCTGAAACTGATTGCCGATTACGAGGGTTGCCGCCTGCAGCCGTACCAGTGCGACGCTGGCGTGTGGACCGATGGCATCGGTAACACGGCCGGTGTGGTGCCGGGAAAGACCATCACAGAGCGGCAGGCGGCGGGGAACTTCATCACCAACGTATTGCGGGTGGAGAAGGCTCTGGCCCGCTGTGTTCTGGTAGAGGTGCCGCAGTATGTCTATGACGCGCTGGTGTCGCTGGCGTTCAACGTGGGCACAGGCAATGCATGTGGTTCAACCATGGTGAAGTTTATCAATCAGAAGCGCTGGCGTGATGCCTGCTATCAGCTGCCGCGCTGGGTGTATGTCAAAGGCATATTTAATCCGGGGCTGGATAACCGTCGCGGGCGTGAGTTGGCCTGGTGTTTAAAAGGAGCATAACGGAATGACACGCACGCTGGCAGTAATTCTGGCTCTGGCACTGGCAGCGCTGGGCTGGCAGTCATGGCGACTGAATAAGGCCAGCCACACCATTGATCAGCAAGGCAGGGATCTGAAAGCGATGGGCGACAAACTGGCAAAAACGAACAGCCAGCTGATCGCCCTGTCCATCCTGTCCGAAACCAACAACCGGGAACAGGCGCGGCTTTACGCGGCGGCAGAAAGCACAAACGCACTGCTGCGGGGGCGCCAGCGCCGGATTGAGGATCTGAAACGTGAAAACGAGGATTTGCGGCGTTGGGCTGATGCTCCTTTGCCTGCTGATATTATCAGGATGCGCGAACGTCCGGCCCTCGCCGGAGGTGCAGCTTACCGTGAATGGTTGTCCCAGGGTGACACAGTGCCGCTTGGAAAAATCAGCGGCACGCACTAACGGTGATTTGCTGACGGCGCTGGATGAAGCAGAGGCCGCCTGGTCGGTCTGTGCCGACAAGGTGGACACGATAATTTCCTGCCAGGAACGAAATAATGAACAAACCTCAGTCCTTACGCCGCGCCCTGAATAAGTCGGTTCAGTATGTCAGGGACAACCCGGACAAGCTGCATTTGTTCGTCGATAACGGCTCAGTGGTGGCAACTGGCGCAGCGTCGTTGTCCTGGGAGTATCGCTATACCCTGAACGTGGTGATCGTGGATTTCAGCGGCGATCAGGGATTGCTGATGGCTCCCGTGCTGGCCTGGCTAATGGAGAATCAGCCCGATGCTGTCCATAACCCGGAAATGCGTGAAAAGCTGTTTACGTTTGAGGTCGATATCTTGCGCAATGATATCTGCGATATCAGCCTGAACCTGCAGCTGACAGAGCGCGTGATCGTCAGTGCTGATGGTGACGTGTCCAGCGTCGAAGCGGTGCCGGAACCGGACGAACCGGACGAAATGTGGGCGGTGCGCCGTGGCTGAGCTGCAGGAAGTTGACGCCTGGTTAGATGCGCTGCTGGCGGGGCTGAAGCCTGCCGCACGTAAGCGCATGATGCGGGAGCTGGTGCAGCAGCTACGCCGCAGCCAGCAGAAAAATATCCGGATGCAGCGTAACCCGGACGGGACAGCATACGAACCACGGCGGGTAACAGCCCGAACGAAGCAGGGCCGCATCCGGCGGCAGATGTTTGCAAAACTCCGCACCGCAAAATACCTGAAAGCCGTCGCCAGCCCGGACTCTGCCAGTGTTGAATTTGAGGGCAGGGTGCAGCGTATTGCGCGCGTTCATCATTACGGCCTGCGTGATCGCGTCAGCCGCAAAGGGCCGGAGGTCCGCTACTCCAAGCGCCGCCTGCTGGGCGTGAATGATGACGTAATGGAGGCCACAATGAATACATTATTACGCTGGTTAACATAACTAAATTGTAAGCATATCAAGGTACTATTAGTCCATGAAGGGTTCCAAAATCTCACAAAGCTCTGCATCGTCGAGGACAATCCATCTGCAAAATGCAGAAAACTTAGCATCACTTCTAATCATAACTTTAATTTTTTTTCAATGAGATATATTTTGCGATCGTTTGGAGTATCATCCTCGTAATATTCAATGATGTTTCTGATAAGCTTTTGCGTTGTTTTTGTTATTTGTGAGCGTAGTGCGGCTGATGTTAGCCTTTTATTTATTGTATGATCGCTGTTATACACTTTTTCAAGTAGATCGGCAGTGGTTATGGTTTTTTTTATCATTAAATAGTGGTTCTACGGTTACTTTTTTTAGCTTTTGCTGAAAATCCAGGTAGTAGCTTTATACGATTCCATACAACTTCGTTGCAGCAATCAAGTAGTTCATCATGCTTTGCTAGTTTTATATTATTGCACCTGCCGCAGGATAAATATAGATTATCCCAGTCATAAGATTTTTCGTCATCAGTTTTCCTTGGGGAGAAATGTTCAATGTTTATATCTAACGGATCTTTATTTTCGCAGATATAACATTTCCCAAAAAAACATTTTTGTAAGGCTTCGTGTACGTCAGGGCCGTCATAACGTAATTTACGAGACAATGAAACTGGCGCAGGGTATGTTCTGTTAACTCTAAACATTATTTCTCCTGGGCGTTTTCTTTTTTTTAAATTTGATGATTTGAAGCTTTGCGAAATCTACAAATGCGCTGGCTTCAGTGTCCATTGATTCTTCCGACGAAGCGAGCGAGTGTATTATTTTTATGGCTGTTTCAATATTGTTTTTATCTAAGCATGTTATGATTTTGTCGATTTCTTCTAACTTATCAGATAATACAATTGACATTGGGTTAACGCCAAATAATTCTTGCAGGATGACATTATTTGAATAAGACGATACATCAACAATTTGTTGATTGCTGGATAGATCATAGATCACGGCATCAGTAACAGAAGAAACCACAAAGGGCGAATGAGTCGTAACAATAAATTGAATTTTGGGGAATGAATTGCTAAAAAAAACGAAGTATCTGTTTTTGTAAGGAAACATGCAAGTGGGCATCGATCTCATCAATGAAAACAATGCCTTCAATACTCTCAGGGGTCAGTTCCCACATTTCTATGCGCATAATCAAATCTGCGTATATTCTTAAAATTGAAGAATATCCTGACGAAAGCGTCTGAAAAGTAAATTTATCTTTCATGTCTTGATGAAGGTAAAATTTTCCTTCAGTACTATCAAACCTTAGTTTAAGTTGTGTGTCCTCAAATAGGCCTTGTAGATCAGTTTCGATTTTATTAAACCAATTTTGAATTTTTGTTGCTTTTTCTTCATCCTTATCGAAAGAAATTGCGTAGCTTTGTGATGTCTTCAAGCTAATTAAATAGTTCTCAAAAATATTGTCCCCATCCTTTTCATTAGAAAAATGAGCATTCTCTTCGACTAAAGCAGAAAGTCTTGGCACAAACTGCGGGGCAGTAATTGCTGCTTCTCTAAGAGCTTTGTGGAAACGAAGGAGCGAGCGAGTGTTTGCACTATCTTTTGTAGATGTTGTTATATGGAAGTTATCTAGGGCATGCAATCTTTTTTTTGATTTTTATAATTTCTTGATCGTACCATGAGTAATTATTACTATCGCGTCCTCCTTTTTTTTAGATTGTCTTCATAGTTGCTAAGCTGTTGCTCAAGATGCTGTTTGTTATTATTGTTTGGTTGATCTAGGCCATTTTTTTAAAAAAATCGTAGATAGAATTTATAAAGCTGGTTTTGCCACTCCCATTACCTCCAGTAATTATGAGGTTTTTTTCCATTGAGACTAAGTTTGGCATTTTTTTTCAGTATATGGAATAGGGACTGAAATTTCGTTTATTGATGTAAGCATATTTCCTCTTGTGTCGTAGTTGATACAAACCATTCGATGATGAATATAAACCTAATTGAAATATAGTTCATCAAAAAGTGGATCTTATGAACGCACAATTAACCGAAATCATGCGCCTCATCACCAATCTGATCCGCACCGGCATTGTGACCGAAGTGGACCGGGACGGCTGGCTGTGCCGGGTGAAAACAGGCGACCTCGAAACCAACTGGATTAACTGGCTGACCTACCGTGCGGGGAAGTCACGCACGTGGTGGTGTCCGTCGCCGGGTGAGCAGGTGGTGCTGTTCAGTCTGGGCGGCAATCTGGAGACAGCGTTTGCGCTTCCGGCCATCTACTCCGACGCGTGCCCGCCGCCGTCAGACTCTGAAAGCGCGGACGTGACCGAATACGAGGATGGCGGCTGGTTCGAATATGACCCTGCCACCGGGCTCTGGATTATCCGGGGGGTTAAAGCTGTGCTGATTGAGTCATCACAGATGGTTTCCTGCAAGACAGGGGAGTTTGTGATCGAGGCTGACACGACCCGTATTAACAGCAACGTGATCCTGAATGGCGATGTGACTCACGGCGGCGGAGCGATGACGTCAAACGGCGTCGTTGCTGATAAGCATAAACACCCTGGCGACAGTGGCGGAACGACGGGAGGTCCATTTTGACGCTTTATATCGGGATGAACCGCGACACCGGCAGAGCCATAACGGAAACTGACCACCTGCGCCAGTCGGTGCGTGACATTTTGCTGACCCCGCAAGGGAGCCGGCTTGCGCGCCGGGAGTATGGTTCCCTGCTTTCAGCGCTGATTGACCAGCCGCAAAACCGGGCGCTGCGTCTGCAGATCATGTCTGCGGTGTATGTCGCGTTGCTGCGCTGGGAGCCGCGGCTACAGCTCGACACCATCACGATTAACAGCAGCAGCATGGATGGTTCCATGGTGATTGAGCTGGCAGGCCAGCGCAATGACGGCGTGCCTGTGTCCCTTTCCGTATCGACAGGAGCAAGCAATGGCCGTTATTGACCTTTCCCAGCTGCCGCCGCCGCAAATTGTGGATGTGCCGGATTTTGAAACCCTGCTGACAGAGCGTAAGGCGGAGTTTGTCGCGCTATATCCGGCAGAAGAGCAGGAAGCTGTGGCCCGTACCTTAACGCTTGAGTCAGAGCCAATCGTAAAAACGCTGCAGGAAAATGTGTACCGGGAGTTGCTGCTGCGCCAGCGGATTAACGAGGCGGCGAAAGCCGTGATGGTGGCCTATTCCGGTGGGGATGACCTGGACAATTTAGGCGCGAATAACAACGTACAGCGCCGGGTGATTACGGCTGCGGACGACACCACCACGCCGCCCACGGAGGCGGTAATGGAATCTGACGCGGATTATCGCCAGCGCATCCCGGCGGCCTTTGAGGGGATGAGCGTTGCCGGACCAGTCGGAGCCTATGAATATCACGCGCTTAGTTCGGATGGTCGGGTGGCGGATGCGTCGGCGTTCAGCCCGTCACCGGCGGAAGTCGTGGTGACTATTCTGGCCCGCGACGGCGATGGTACTGCGCCGGAAGACTTACTGCAGGTCGTCGGTGAGGCCCTGAATGATGAGGCTGTGCGGCCGGTGGCGGATCGGGTGAGTGTCCGATCTGCTGAGATTGTCCCCTATGAAATCGACGCGGTTCTGTATGTCTATCCCGGTCCGGCAAAGGAACCCATTCTGGCGGCGGCGAAAGCACAGGGCACGGCATACATCAACGAGCAGCGTCGCCTGGGGCGTGATGTGCGACTGTCCGCGATTTATGCCGCGTTGCATGTCCAGGGCGTTCAACGCGTTGAGCTGATGAAGCCCCTGGCGGACATGGTGTTAGATAAAACGCAGGCGTCCTATTGCACCGATTTTAAAGCAGAAATTGGTGGCTCTGATGAGTAGCAGCCTGTTACCGCCGGGATCGTCAGCGCTGGAGCGAAGGCTGGCACAGGCATGTTCCGGCATCAGCGATTTAAACGTGCCGCTGCGTGACCTGTGGAACCCGTGGAAATGCCCGGCAAAGTTTCTGCCGTATCTGGCATGGGCTTTCTCCGTTGACCGCTGGGAGGAAAACTGGACAGAAACCGCTAAGCGGCAGGCGGTCAGTGATGCGTTCTGGATACATCAGCGCAAGGGGACCGTGGCGGCGGTTAAGCGTGTGATCGAGGGGCTGGGTTACTCAATGACCCTTAATGAGTGGTGGGAGGTTGCCGACCCCGCCGGGACATTCCGGTTAGAAGTAGACCTGAATGAAATTGGCATCACTGAGTCGATGATTATCGAGCTTGAGCGGATTATTGGCGATGCAAAACCGGTCAGCCGCCATATATCACAGCTCACGCTCTCTTTGAGTGTTACGGCTTTAGCCAGTATTGGCTCTGCGTTTATTGATTCAGAAGTCATCACAGTATATCCGCCAGAGTATACCCCGGATGGAGGTATTTATTACGACGGTCAGCAGCATTATTCCGGTAATGTTTATTTTTCAGGAAAGTAATATGACGAAAATATCAGAAACAATTAAGTGGGCTGATGAAATTTATCAGATTGCCCGTGCGGATAAAGTTGAAGGCGGCGCAACGGGTACAGCTAATATTCAGGCGAAGCAGTTAGCTGCCCGTACACAATTCCTGAAAACGATGCTGGAAGGGTTTACCGATTATCGGGAATCCACTTTCTTCAAAACAGCAGATGACCCGGACGGGACGATTGCCGGGCGTGCCGCCACGCCCGCCGGTAAAATTTTCCGCGTGGCTCAGGGGCCTGCGGCTGATGAGTCGTTTATTTGCTACCTGAACGCTGACGGTGTTGCGGTACCAGTCGCCTTCTATGCCGGGAAAGGGTATGTGGATCGCCGAATCGTGCCGGGGTCATTCAGCGGCAAGATGCTGCCCCTGGCCCACGGTAGCAATGATGTCGTGCCGCTCTGGCTGGATGATGGCTGTCTCGATGCCGCCGGTTTAGGGCCTCAATTACAGGAGGCTGTGGCCGGTATACCCAATTTGTGGGCGCGGCAATACCTCCCGCAAAAAAAACTTTAATCCTAAATTCTTTCCTGCCTGCTTTGGCGATAACGACGTTGTCCCGCTGTGGTTTGACGATGGATTCCCTGACGCTGCCGGGTTGGGGCCACAATTACGGGCATTTATTAAGAATCTGGTTGGTGATGGTGGCGGTGGAACCGTTAGCGGTGAAGTGACAGATAAAACCTTTATTCAGGGCGATACCTACCGGCTACAGTATAAGTTTGCGCGTTTATTTGTCGGCGAACAGGTAGGGATTCATTATGCCTGGACGGGGGATTCCTGGACGGAAAAAAAACACGATCCCTCTGTCGCTCCTGAATCAGATGGGCGGGAAGTATAAAGACCCTGGCTGGATAAGTTGCTCTACGCGCGGCGATGGCGTCATGGCCGGTATTACGCTGAAAACCAGCGGGTTTACTGTCTATGACGGAGACAATGAACACAATAATGCCGCGCCACGTTATGGTGCAGGCCCGGACGGGAACGCCATGTACAATACCGGCAGCGTGGCGTATATGACCTGGTCAGGGGTTAAGGCCACCGATTTGACGTTGTTTTATTACGACGGCACCGGGTCATTCAGCATCATCATTGACGATGTTACGGTGGCGACCATCAACGGCGGCAATACAGGTAAGGCGCTGGCGCATAAACTCAGCGGTCTGGCTTCCGTTGCGCATACCGTGAAAATCCAGACTGCCGGAAATGGCGTTGTGTCTATCCTGGGGATGTACGGTAAAGATGCAGCGAATCAGTCTGGTGTTACTGTCTCCCGCATGGGAAATGGCGGAGCAATGGCGTCGGATTATCTCAACTGGAAAGACTGGATCGCCCCTGTCGCGTCAGCTCTGGAGATTGATTTACTGTTTATCGTGCTGGGAACGAATGATTTTCGTAAGTCCGCCGGGACAGAGCAATATCGCAACGGCATTCAGACAATTATTGATAAACACAAAGAGGCATCACCTGATATTTGTATTTGCCTGGTATCGCCGGGACAGTGCAGCGCATCGGGGACGCCAGCCCTTTCTGAATATGATAAAACCATGCGTGAGCTGGCGCTGAAAAATAACATCAACTTTATCAGTGGGTATGAATTATTCCCGAAACGATATGATAATTCCGCCGGTGCATGGCAGGACACATTACACCTGAGCAGCAAAGGCGCATATATCATTACCCGAATGGCTAAAGAAAAATTTTATCAGGAGTAATTATGTTTACATCTCTTTTTCTCGGCGGCCCTGTCCCCTTTAAAGCAGGCATGAAAATGATGTCTGATTTTGAAAAAAATAAACTGGTTTCAGGATTTTCCAGAAACGGATGGCATCCCTTTTTCCGGGTATTATTGGGGGGCAAACGCCAGTGATATTACTCTCAACTCTTTTGATTCTGACAAACCTCTGATGGTTAACGGGGTAGTGGAAAACTCACAGGGATATGTCACAGTGAGCCGCGATAATTACCTTAATACCCAATATAAGGCCCCGGTTGCACTGACCGTTGCAGGTGTGATGCGCAGGACCGCGGCTGGCGGCACACTCAATACTTACGCTGTGGCTGATTTTTCCGGCGCGGGAGCTAATGCTCATGGTTTTGGTATCGCAGCAGCATCCGACGGACGGCTTCTGGTAGCTCGTCAGAACGCCGGGACTTCATCGCCTTCCTATGCCTATGCCTCATTCCCTGAATCCATTCGGGTGGGCGATTTTTTTTGCGTTCACGTCGTTTATTCGTCAGGGAACGATTACGGTTGCTATCTATGACCCCTCCACCGGGAAATATGTTTCGAGTGCTTCTTCAGTTCCGGGAGATATTACCGCCGGTGATAAAAACATTTTAATTGGATGCAAAACGGATAATAACAATTCCGCGTTATCAAGCGATATAAAGTCAGTGGTTTTAATCAATGGCTCTCTGACAGCAGATCAACATATTGCCGTACAGAAATATTTGCTGGAGATGGCGTAAGGGGGCGGTATGGCGGAAAAGAAATATTCAGCGGTTCTGACGGAGGCCGGAGAGGTTGCGCTGGCAGAAGCTGCGCTTTCTGGCCTGCCGGTTGGTTTCGCGCTGATGGGCGTCGGTGATGGTAACGGCATGCTGCCAGCAGCGTTAGCCTCTCAGGATGGCCTGATTAACGAACGATACCGGGCGCCGATTAACCGCCTGGCTATCGCTGATAACTCCGCAAGCGTCATCCGTGCAGAAATGATTATTCCGCCGCAGGTTGGCGGATTCTGGTTAAGAGAAGCCGCTCTGTATGATGATGATGGTGTGTGTCTGGCCGTGGCCAGCGTACCGGAATCGTACAAACCCCAGCTTGCCGAGGGGTCGGGGCGTCTGCATGCCCTGAACCTGTGGATTAAGGTCAGCAATACGGCTGATGTGAAAATCACTGCTGACCTGTCGCTGGTCATGGCAAGCGCTGAAGATGTAGAGAAAGCCAAAAATGAAGCGAAAGATTATGCCGATAAGGTCGTCGGAGACCTCGAAACAAATATTCAGCAGGCTATCGCTGATGCGGTTAAATCGGCGGTGAGTAATGCGTGGGAACTGGATAACCCCGTCGGCACCACGCGGTTTTTTTAGTCAGAACCTCAATCCCAATGAGCGCTGGCCCTGGTCTCAATGGGTGTACACAGGAGAAAACAAAACGATTCGCGTCGGCAAAGCTGACGGCTCGGACGTCGGGAAAACCGGCGGCAGCGATACCGTCACACTCCAGCGGGGCAATCTGCCAGCTGTACAGATTGATGTGAGCGGAGAAACCAGTGAGTTAGCGGGACAAGAGCTGACAACCAGGGGGGCTGGACGGCATAAACACAAAGGCGGGATGCTCGCCCCGGGTGAGGTCTGGATGATAATTATGTTGTCGGTTCGGATAACGACAGCCGCCGCACCCGAAATTACACGGATGAGGCGGAAGACCACGACCATATTGTCGATTTTCCTCCGCACAAACACACGACCAGCGGCAAAACCGACAACCTCGGCGAAGGTAAATCGTTCAGCGTGGTGGAAGCCCACACCCTGCTGATGTGCTGGAGCCGCGTCGCCTGAATATCCCGATAAATCAGCCCCGACAAGGGGCTTTTTTTTGTCTGCATTTGTGCCATCCACGGTACAACGGGCATCAACGGCTTGCGGGGAATGATTTCCCTACCATGGGTGAACCCCTAAACAGGAGATTCATTTCATGGCGCAAGACTATCACCACGGCGTGCGCGTTGTAGAAGTTAACGACGGCACCCGAACCATCACGACGGTGAGTACGGCGATTGTGGGCATGGTATGCACCGGCGATGATGCCGATGCGTCTATGTTTCCGCTCAATAAGCCGGTACTGCTTACCGATGTACTGACCGCCAGCGGCAAAGCGGGCGAGTCCGGCACGCTGGCCCGCTCACTGGACGCGATCGCAGACCAGGCAAAACCCGTCACCGTAGTGGTGCGTGTTGCCCAGGGCGAAACCGAAGCGGAAACCACCGCAAACATCATCGGCGGCGTGACCGCTGAGGGTAAGAAAACCGGCATGAAGGCGCTACTTTCGGCACAGTCGCAGCTGGGTGTGAAACCGCGTATTCTCGGCGTGCCGGGGCATGATACGCAGGCCGTATCTACTGAGCTGCTGAGCGTGGCGCAGAGCCTGCGGGCCTTTGCGTATATGTCAGCTTACGGCTGTAAAACCGTGGCAGAGGCGATCACCTACCGCGACAACTTCAGCCAGCGTGAAGGGATGGTGATTTGGCCTGACTTCATCAACTTTGACACGGTACTGCAGGCGGATGCGACCGCCTACGCCACCGCCCGTGCCCTTGGCCTGCGCGCCAAAATCGACGAGCAAACCGGCTGGCACAAAACCCTGTCTAACGTGGGAGTGAATGGCGTAACCGGCTTGTCTGCGGATGTGTTCTGGGATCTGCAGGACCCGGCAACCGATGCCGGACTGCTGAACCAGAACGACGTCACCACCTTGATCCGCAAGGATGGTTTCCGCTTCTGGGGTTCCCGCTGCCTGAGCGATGATCCGCTGTTCCAGTTTGAGAACTACACCCGCACCGCGCAGGTACTGGCTGACACTATGGCTGAGGGCCATATGTGGGCAGTGGACATGCCGCTTAACCCGTCGCTGGCCCGCGACATTATCGAAGGCATTCGCGCCAAAATGCGCAGCCTGGTGAATCAGGGCTACCTCATCGGCGGTGATTGCTGGATTGATGACAGCGTTAACGACAAAGACACCCTGAAGGCCGGGAAGCTCTGGATCGACTACGACTACACGCCAGTGCCGCCACTGGAAAACCTGATGCTGCGCCAGCGCATCACTGACCGTTACCTGGTGGATTTCACCACCCGCGTAAGCGCATAAGGGGGGACCCATGGCCTTACCACGCAAACTAAAACACCTGAACATCTTCAACGCCGGTAACAGCTGGATGGGCATTGCTGAATCCGTCACCCTGCCGAAATTTTCCCGCAAGCTTGAGAACTATCGCGGCGGCGGTATGCCCGGTTCAGTCGGTATCGATCTGGGGCTGGATGATGGGGCACTGGATACGGAAATGACCATCGGCGGCACTGAGGCGCTGCTGTTTAAACAGATGGGTAAAGCCACGGTTGACGGGGTGCAGATGCGCTTCACCGGCTCTATCCAGCGCGATGACACCGGCGAGGTGCAGGCCGTTGAGCTGGTTGTACGCGGACGCCACAAAGAGGTGGATTCCGGCGAGTGGAAAACCGGCGAGAGCAACACCACCAAAGTCAGCAGCGTTAACAGCTATGCGAAGCTGACCATTAACGGCGAAGTGCTCTATGAGGTCGATGCGATCAACATGATTGAAATTGTTGACGGTGTTGACCTGATGGAAGCGCACCGTAACGCCATCGGCCTTTAATGCAGCACTGGCGCGGACTACCGCGCCAGCCACCCCAAAACAGGAAAAAAAACATGAGCGAGAAAACAGTAACTCTGGATACCCCAATCAAGCGCGGCGACACCACCATTACGGAAATTGTGCTGCGTAAACCGCAGTCCGGCGCACTGCGAGGTACGCGCCTTCAGGCGGTGATGGAAATGGATGTGGCCTCTATGATGACCGTGATCCCCCGCATCTCCACGCCAGCGCTGACCCCGCAGGAAATGGCGGACCTTGACCCGGCAGACCTTTCTGCGATATCGATCGAGGTTGTCCTTTTTTTTGTTGCCGAAGTCGGCGCTTGCCAGTTTGCCGACGACCTGACGGTAGAAGACCTGGTGGCGGATATCGCCACGATCTTTCACTGGCCGCCGTCCGTCACTGACGTTATGTCGCTTACAGAAGTGCTGGAGTGGCGGCACAGAGCGATAATGCGAAGCGGGGCCAGCGATGAGTGATAAAAACCTGCGCCTGCAGGTGGTTCTGAATGCGGTTGATAAACTCACCCGCCCTTTAAAAATGGCGGAGGCTGGCTCTAAGGAGCTGGCCTCCGCCGTCCGGCAGACCCGCGAACAGCTTAAACGGCTGAATGATGCGGGGGGCCAGTTAAAATCATTCGATCAGCTGTCACAGAGCCTGAGCCGGACAGTACCGAACTGGACCAGGCGCGGCTACGTGCGCAGATGATGACCCGTGAAATGTCAGCTCTCGAATCCCCGACAAAAAAAGCAGACGGCGGCGCTTGAAACGCAATGGCGGGCCGTGTCACGTCTGGAGCAAAAGCAGCAGCAGGAAACGCGACAGATGGCGGCAGCCAGGGCGGAGCTGTACCGCCTTGGCATCTCTGCGGGCGGCGGTGCCCGTGAAACGGCACGCATTACCCGCGAAACGGACCGCTATAACAAACAGCTGGCAGAGCAGGAGCGGCGCTTGCGGGATGTGGGCGAGCGCCAGCGCAAGCTGAATGCGGTCAGGGCCAAAGCGGACAAGATGCGTGACGTGCGTAACAGCCTGGCAGGGAACGGGGCCGGGATGATGGCCGCCGGGGTGACAACGGGCGCGACGCTGCTGGCGCCCATTCGCGCCTACTCGGAATCAGAGAACGCCGCTAACCAGCTGGCAGGCTCCATGATGGGGCCGGGTGGAAAGGTTGCGCCGGAGTTTCTGCAGCTGAACAAGCTGGCAATTGCCCTGGGGGATCGGCTTCCTGGCACCACGGCAGACTTTCAGAACATGATGACCATGTTACGCCGTCAGGGTATGTCTGCGCAGGTCATCCTGGGCGGGCTGGGTGAGTCGGCGGCGTATCTCGGCGTACAGCTGCAGATGGCCCCGACTGATGCCGCCGAGTTCGCTGCGAAACTGCAGGACGCCACGCAGACCACCGAAAAAGACATGATGAGCCTGATGGACGTGATCCAGCGGGGTTATTACGCGGGCGTTGACCCTGGCAATATGCTGCAGGGATTTTCAAAAATCAGCGCCGCGATGGACATTATCAAGCTCCAAGGCCTGGACGCTGCAAAAACCTTCGCGCCGCTGCTGGTCATGGCTGATCAGGCGTCGATGGCAGGGGAGTCTGCTGGTAATGCCTACCGAAAGATTTTTCAGGCCACACTGAACAATAAAAAGATTGATAAAGCAAATGATGTACTTGCAGGGACAGGTATTAAGCTGAGTTTTCAGAACAGTAAAGGCCAGTTTGCGGGGCTGGAAAACCTGTATAAGCAACTGGATAAGCTGAATAAAATTACCGACGATGGGAAAAAGCAGGCTGTTAAAGCAACCCTCTTTGGTGATGACGCGGAAACCCTGCAGGCACTGAACATCATGATCACAAAAGGGATAGCGGCTATCGTGAAACCGCCGCCAAACTGGAGAACCAGGCGACCCTGCGTGAGCGTGTAGAAGCGTCACTTAATACCCTGGGGAATAAATGGGAAGCCGCTGGCGGCTCGTTTACTAACGCCATGGCGAGCATCGGTGAAACCGTCGCGCCGGTACTGAAAAATATTGCTGACTGGTTAGGCGATCTGGCGTCAGCTCTCGACGGGTTTGTTAAGCGTCATCCGCAATTGACAGCTGCACTTTTCAAGATTGCGGCCGTATTTGCCATCGTTGCTACTGCTGCGGGTGTGTTGTCGCTGGCGCTGGCGTCCATCCTGGGACCAATGGCAATTGTACGGGTAAGCGCCGGGGTTCTGGGCCTTAAATTTTCCTCTGCGTTTGCCCTTATCACGAAAGTGATTAGCGGTACGGGCCAGGCGATCCTGTGGCTGGGTAGATTGATGATGGCTAACCCCATACTGGCGATAATTGGCCTCATTGCGATGGGGGCCATTTACATCTGGCAGAACTGGGAAACGCTGGGGCCGAAGTTTAAAGCTCTGTGGGATGCCATCTCATCAGGCGTATCAGGGGCATGGGCTGTGATTAAGCAGACTATCAGCAATAAATGGGATGAAATTCTGAATGATGTTGCCGCGCTGCCCGCGAAGTTTAAAGAAGTGGGCGGGGCAATCATTGACGGCATCCTGAGCGGTATCAATGAGAAATGGGAGACGCTCAAGAGCAAGCTGGCATCGGTAAAAAGCTACCTGCCGGACTGGATGACCGGCGGCGACAAATCACCTGGCGCCATCCAGCAAAAAGGCGCCGGAGGATTCTTTGCGGGGATGTATGACAGTGGCGGTTATATTCCGCGCGGGCAAGTGGGCATCGCGGGAGAAAATGGCCCGGAACTGATTAACGGTCCTGCCTATGTGACCAGCCGCCGGAGGACCGCAGCGCTGGCCTCCGTTGTCGCCGGAATGATGGGGGGAGCAATGCCTGCAGAGGCTGCACCGCTTCATCCAATGAGCCTGCCGGCAGCATCATACCGCCCAGCGGCAGAGAAACCGGCAGGTACGCAGCCGGTATTCCAGTTTGAAACCCAGGCACAAATTATTATCCAGGCGCAACCAGGGCAGAGTCCGCAGGATATTGCGCGTGAGGTCGCGCGACAACTCGATGAGCGCGAGCGCCGCATGAGGCTAAGGCCCGCAGCAGTTTCAGCGATCAAGGGGGGTACGATTCATGATGATGGTTCTGGGCTTGTTTGTGTTCCAGCTGCGCACGGTGCCTTATCAGCAGCTGCAGTATCAGCGGAACTGGCGGCACGTCACCAACAATCGCGTTAATCGCCGTCCGACAACGCAATTTTTGGGGCCAGATAACGATCAGCTGACGCTCTCCGGCGTCCTCATGCCGGAAGTGACCGGCGGCAGGTTGTCGCTGCTGGCGCTGGAGCTGATGGCGGAGCAGGGGAAAGCCTGGCCTCTTATCGAGGGGGGCGGGACCATCTACGGCATGTATGTGATTGAAAGCCTGAACCAGACGAAATCGGAATTCTTCTCCAGTGGAGAAGCGAGAAAAATTGAGTTTTCGCTTGGGCTTAAACGGGTGGATGAGTCACTCTCCGAGATGTTCGGCAGCCTGAATGACCAGCTTAGCAGTCTGCAGGACTCTGCGGCGGCAGCGGTAGGGAATATCAGAACCACGGTGGGAGGATTACTGCAGTGAGTGAGATGACTGATTTACTCAATCGGGGCAGTAAGACACCGGCCTTTCGCATCGTGATTGAGGGCAAGGATGCAACGCAGACGCTGGATAAGCGCCTGCTGAGTATGACGCTGGCCGACAACCGTGGATTTGAAGCTGACCAGCTCGATCTGGAGCTGGACGACGCGGATGGCCTGGTGATGATGCCGCGTCGTGGCGCGGTGATTTCTCTGGCGCTGGGGTGGAAAGGCGAGCCTCTGTATTCAAAAGGGAAGTTTACCGTTGATGAGATAGAGCATAGCGGCAGCCCTGACCGACTGACAATCCGTGCCCGTAGCGCGGATTTCAGGGAAACGCTGAATGTCCGCCGTGAAAAGTCCTGGCACAAAACAACGGTGGGCGAGGTGGTGAAGGAGATTGCCACACGGCACAGCCTGAAGGTTGCCATTGGCAAAGACATTGCGGCGCAGATACTGGATCACCTGGACCAGACCAACGAAAGCGACGCCAGCTTTTTGATGAAGCTGGCGCGGCAGTACGGTGCGATTGCCTCAGTGAAGGATGGTAATCTGCTGTTTATCCGGCAGGGGCAGGGGAAAACGGCAAGTGGTAAAGCGCTGCCGGTCATCACTATTACCCGCCAGGACGGTGACAGTCACCGGTTCAGCCTGGCGGACAGGGGAGCGTATACCGGGGTGATTGCTCACTGGTTGCATACGCGAGAACCGGAGAAAAAAAGAAACTACCAAAGTGAAGCGCCGACGGAAGGCGACAAAACCAAAAGAGCCGAAGCAAAGCAGGGGGATTATCTTGTCGGGACAGATGAGAACGTTCTGGTTCTGAACCGGACCTATGCCAACCGCGCTAATGCTGAACGGGCTGCAAAAATGAACTGGGAGCGGCTGCAGCGCGGTGTGGCGTCATTTTCCCTGCAGCTAGCTGAAGGCCGCGCGGATCTCTATACGGAAATGCCCGTGAAGGTCACCGGCTTTAAACAGCCCATTGATGATGCCAGCTGGACCATCACCACGTTAACGCACACGGTCAACCTGGATAGCGGATTTACGACCAGCATCGAACTGGAAGTGAAAATTGATGATTTAGTGATGGATTGAGGTTCTCAAAAGAGAACTTAAAGTTCACAATATGAAATAATGTTGTATCATTATTGCGATTTCAGGAAAAATGGTGGGGACGTAAAAATGATGATTTGCCCATTGTGTGGAAGTGCAGCCCATACTCGCAGCAGTTTCCAGGTCTCTTCAATGACCAAAGAACGTTACAACCAGTGCCAGAATATCAACTGCAGCCATACGTTCGTAACGCATGAGACTTTTGTTCGCTCAATTTCTACACCTAAAGAGTCCCATCCTGTGCAGCCTCACCCCACAAATTCAGGCCAGGCTGCGCTGGCTCTTTGAGGCTGTCGCCACTTTGTCGCCATGACTTAAAAAGAGGGTTTGTAACTCAATGATTTTAAAGGCCGTAAAATTCAGGCAACAAAAAACCCATCAACCTTGAACCAAAATGGCGGGGTTGATGGGCTCCACAAAATGGGGACATCAAAGAAAAGCAGTGGCACTACTTATGACTGATGCCCAAGAGAAAAGTTCTGCCTCTATCCATTTTTTTTCTTAAATAT